GAGCGGCCAAAAGCAATTCGCGGTATCGTTAGTTTGGTTATATTTGGGTTCCTGTGAATTCCTATCTATTATGGAAAATCTACGCGACGGCGGAAATGCTATGTTAGGTAAATTCCTAGATTTAATCCGAACAAAAATTGAAAACAAGGTGAAATTATAAGGGGGTACCATGAGAGGTATTGATGTAAGCGAAAATAACGGCGTAGTTGATTGGGGCGCGGTAAAGGCTAATGGGTTTGATTTCGCGATCATTCGCATCGGTTATGGCCGTGGTAATTTAGATAGTGAATTCTATAACAATATTAATGGTGCTATTAATGCCGGTTTAGCAGTTGGCGTATATCATTATTCGTACGCTATGAACGAAGAACACGCAGCAGAAGAAGCGGAATTCGTTTTAAATACACTTAATGATGCCGGTTTAACTGTTGACAAGTTGCCAATGGGCGTATGGTTTGACATGGAAGATGCTGACGACTACAAGGCAGAACGTGGCATGCCAACAGACCAGCAACTAACCAATATATGCAGCGTATTCATCAATAAATTATGGCAAGCTGGATATGTTAATGCTGGCCTATATGCTAGTTATGACTGGTTAGTAAACGTATTAGACGTTAGCCAGTTGGGCGGTTGCGCTATCTGGTGCGCACAATTAAATAGCCAATGCGACTATTATGGCGCTAATTTATGGCAATATACATTTACTGAAAACATTGAAGGCAAGGAATTTGATGCGGATTTAGTATTGAATTGGCCTATCTAACGGGGGTATTGTATGGATACTATCAAGCAATTCATAAGGGCATATTTACCAGTTATCACAGTAGCATTGCTTATGCTGCTGGTGGTAGTTGCTGGCCTATTCGCCTATAACGTAATGCATACCAAAAAGCTACAAGAACCGGTTATTATCAATCAGACCGTGGCGAAGAACCCTGTTAAATTAGGGGAAGCGCTTAACGTATCGCCAAATGTAGCGAAGGAAGTTATTGCATACAAGGAAACGGCACAACCAGTAGTTACCTATTACACGCAAGCGCCAACGCTACATGATGCGGCAGTAGTTACGAAAAACGCTATTAAAGAAAAATCACCTACTATTCCAAAGGAAGCCACGGCAAAAAGCGATAGAACGGCCGTAGTAGAAAATACCGATGAACAAAAGATTGATGTATATAAAATCAATCTTAACAAAGCGCATCGCGTAATGGGCGGCGTTACTGTACTGGATACAGGCAAGGTATATGAAACGGTAGGTTATCAAGCTGGCGACTTTCAAGGCCTAGCGCATTTTGACGGGAAGCATTTCAAAGGGGCCAGCGTGCTTTATACATTTGCGAAATGGTAGGAGATCCGATTATCTCCGAGTTGCACGGATTGCAACAGTAAACTATTAGTTGACAGTTGGAAAGGAAATATTATGAAAACATTTACATTTGAAGGCAAAACTCATATGTTCGCGGAAGAAGTAAACCCAAAGAAAGACGGTTTATATACCGCAACACTCACAGACCATAACAACGTACGTTGTGAAATGTGGTTCGTAAATGGCGAATTAAAACGCCTTGTTGAATTAGATTAATGAGAAAGGGGTACCATAAGCGGTACCCCTCTTTTTTGTTTTGACGTCAAAAATACGGCAAAAATTTCATGTAAAACTATATAATTTTGTGGATAGCGTTTTAAAATTTACGTTATGGCCAATCAGTTAAAAACTACAATGTGCTATTTCATGGATAAAAATTATCATATACGATATAATAAATGAGATATAACAAAATGCCTATAAAACGCCTTATTTAAAATATATTTGTATTTCAACGGCAAAAATACGTCAAAAATAATTAGCCAAAAATATTGGCAACTTTATCGGCTGCCTTTAGTCGCATATCATCTGAAAAGTGAACATAGGTTTTTAATACTGTTTGTAGGCTATCACCCAATAGGGCGGATACTGTTTTTATGTCTACGCCGTTTGATAATAATTTGGTTGCGTATGTATGGCGTAGATCATGAATGGAGTTATCCGGTAAGAAATTTTTCATAATTTGTGATGCGCCCCAGCTGCTGCTAATTCTATTATTAAAAAGGCGGCCAGTTGAATATGTTCCTTTGTAATCTTTCAATATTCTTGCTAATACTGGCGGTATAGGTAGTTGCCGATAGCTATTTTTTGATTTAAGCGGTTTTAACGCATATTTATTGTAATCAATCGCGCCGAATTGCTGCACTACATTAATTGTATTACTATCTAAATCTACGTTATCCCAAGTAAGGCCAATAATTTCTCCGTATCTCATGCCGGTATAGGCAGCAATAGAAAATATAACATAGTATTTATAATTTCTATCCTTTACGTCGTTTAAAAATGTTTCTATTTCTATATCTGATAACGCCTTTATTTTAATAGGCTTATTATTTTTAAAACGCGGTATAACCTTTAATTCGTTTATAGGAATTATTTTATATTGGTATACCGCATAACTAAATAAACGCTGAATTATGCCCAAGGCGAGGTTTTTGGAAGCCGTTGCATATGTTGTATCGTTCAATATGCGTTTCACTTGATACGGCGTAATATTAGCAATTTTTTCGCTAAATATAGGTTTGAATATATCAAACGTACGAACATAAGCGCGGTATGTATTAAATGCGCGTGGCTTGTTTTCTCTAATATAAATGTTAAAAAAATCAATAAGAGTTATATTTCTAAGACTATCATCGGTTGCGGTGATAGTCTTTTTTAGTTTATCAATGATCGTTTGCGCGTGGATTTTTGCCGCCTTCTGTGTTTCAAAACCTTGTTTAGATTTCTGGCGCCAGCGGTTGCCGTCCTTGTATGAAACGATACATTGATACCCTTTATCCTTTTTTCTTATGGTTATGTTGAACTGCATCGTCTAATTTCCCTATAGAATATTTGGCTATGTAATGCGCAGCAATGAATAAGACCATTAATATGAGCATCAATATATACCGATGTTCTTGCCACGGAATAAGGCCTAACGCCAAGCCAATAATTAAATAAAAAATACTTTGGTAACAAGCTACACTAATTGCATGTTTTTTTTCCATTTTAAACCCCTTTATTTAACAATATATGCGCGAATGTATCCGCATCATGTTCTAGCTTTACGCGTAAATCCACATCTATTTCCTTAAATAAATCATAATCCTTATGAAGGAATATATGCCCTAATTGATGAGCCAACGCCATGCGCTGCTGGCGCCTACTTAACCGGCTATTTATAATAATAGCCTTTTTTATCTCCGGTTTTATCTGTATACCGCTAACGCAAGCCGGCAATGGTTTATATATAACTTTAATATCTAATTTACTTGCTATGTGGCGCGGTTCGTTTGAGCCGTGCGAATTAATCAAATCTAAGACAAAAGAACACATATTGAACATGCTAACAATTCCCCTTGAATATATTAATCGTCTAATACCGCTTTTAATACTTTGGATATTTTAGCTTTTTGCGATGCCGTCAATTCACGATCACCATAATAACAAATCAAAGCATTATCCGTAATTTTCTTTAAATCAATAGAAATTTCTTGCTTTTTGACTTTAGGCGCTCCCTCTACGCCGTCGGTAAAATAACCTATTGGAACACCGAAATATTCCGATAATATTTTAATATTTTTTAAACTAGGATTGCTTTCTCCTTTCTTCCAACGTGAAAATGCACTTTGCGGAATTTTGGTATCTTTTGAAATTTGATATGCTGATACGCCTGTTTTTCGCATTAATTCCTCGATTTTGTTGTATAGCATAATGTACCTCGCTAAATATAAACAGACTATTTAACATTTTTAAAAAGTGTTTACTAGACTACTTACTAAAACGGAAGTACAATATAGCCATAAGGTACTTATGAAATCGTAAGTGTCTTGAAGTTTTGATATAGCAAGTGTGGCGTCGAAAATCATCACTTGCTATATCGCAAGTATACCATTTTAGAAAGCGGGGTGTAAACCATAAAAACAGTAACAAAAAATGTTTTTAAACTCATGGATAGCAATGGTGTTACCGCTTATAAACTATCCAAAGAAACGGGAATTTCCGAAAGTGTTATTTCCCGTTGGCGTAGTGGTGAACAATCGCCAAGCCTTAGCAGCCTTGTAAAGGTTGCGCACTTCTTTAATTGTGGTTTGTCGGAATTGATGAAAGGAAGCGAATTATGAAACTAACGTATACCGTAGAGGAAGTAGCCGAAGTATTAGGTGTTTCTAAAT